GCAAGGAAGAAAAAGCAGCAAAGTAATTAATGACCTGGACTTATCAAGGACAAGTTGTAAATGAATTACCCGAGGACTGTGTTGGTTTTGTATATTGCATTACCAACATAGCTTCGGGGCGCCAATACATCGGCAAAAAACTAGCAAAATTTAGTAAAACGACCTACAAGACTGTAAAGTTGAAGAACGGCACCAAGAAGAAAAAGAAGATTCGAAGCAAAATCGACAGCGACTGGCAGGAGTATTACGGGTCCAGTCCTAATTTAACAGCAGATATCACATCACTAGGCAAAGATAACTTCTCAAGAGAAATACTTTATTATTGTAAATCTAAAGCAGAAACATCTTACATTGAGGCCCGCGAACAATTCGACCGCAAAGTATTAGAATCCGATGAATACTATAACGGACATATACAAGTCCGTGTACATGGCTCTCATATAAAATCAAAAATATAAAATAATGTCAAAGTTTGATTATTCCAGAACTAACAAAAGCGACACCGCTTTTTTAAATGATCCGTACTGGACCGAACCAAAATCTGGATTTGACAAAGCATGGCATACTCAAAGAGACAATCTCAAGCAAAATTTAGGCATCCATAAAGACCATGATTGGGAAATTATTAACGAACCTACAGGACCACACGCAGGAAAAGTAGTCTGCAATACTTGCAAGAATAAAAAAGGCAAGGGTATGTTTGTTTCTTGGCTTCCTAAGGGCTATATATCACCTAACACCTAAGGTTAGCGGGCCAGTTTGTAATACCGCTGTGGAAAAACCGGGGAATAACCGGACACGCAACATAATGATGCACTCCCGTGGGTAAATCCCACTATCCTGAAAAATTGGAAGCGAGTCTGAGGGTACGAACCATACGCCCAACGCATTGTTATAGTATGAATGTTAGCATACGAAATCACCGGCTAAGAAAACTTAGACACTAGGAACGAGGTCTAAGACGCATTATGCGAGTCGATGTAGGTTGGGAAAGATCAGAGCCCATTAGCTTACGGTGAATAAAAAATACCTACTTCCAATGTCTCGGCTGTGTGCAACTCACATGAAGACAAAAGATGGAACCGCAGCAAAACGGTTCCGTCTGACTGAAACAATCTACATGAATTTAAACGCTTCGCGTTAATCTCTATTAAACTAAATTGCTTCGAGTGTTAACGAAGAAGCAAATGAGCGTTAGCTCATTATAAATAAAACAAATACTTCTGGAACAATATGAAACTAGCTACTTTATTAAATGGAATAGAAAGCTCTCCTAATAAATCTATATTTGAAAGTATAGGTCACGGAGATCAATACTTCCGTACATGGGAACGAGATATACATCCTATTCTATGCGAAGTAGCTCTACAACCTGATCAAATACAACAACTATTCAAAAGCATTGAAACGGGCGCTGGTCGTAGCACATTGGGCAAAGGTCTAGATGCGGTTAAGGGTGCTAAGGACAAAATTAGTGATGTGTGGTTTAATAAGTTTGGAGGTATGTTACAGAGTAGCGGGCCAGTCCAAGCATTTGACCAAAAATGGGAAGATCTCAAATCTAAAATAGGTGCTAAGAATCCTAAACTAGCAGCTAAATTAGCCAAGTATGGCGAGTTTGCTAAAAATAATCCTAACTTACATAAGTTCTTGTTAGCTATTGCAGGTTCTGCAGCCGCTGCCTTAGGTGTTGCAGTAGCAGGCGGAGTAGGTGCAGGAGCACTTGCAGTTGGAACAGGATCTGGTATTGCAGTTGGCATTTTAAACATTGCTGACCGTTTACTACAAGGTCAAAAAGCGTCAACGGCTATTGGTCGTGGTGCGACTACAGGTGCTATTGCAGGATTAGCCGCAGGTGCTGCCGCTAAGATAGGTGACATGGTTAAAGCAGGACTTAGATCAGATGTTATTGCAGATCTAAAAGGTATGCGAATTACTAAACATACTATGGATCATAACGGTGCGATGTTTAGTGCTGTAACTAAAGAGCCTGAAACTACTGCACTTAAAAATGCGTTTGATGCACTGATGCCAAAATTTGGAACAGGTGGACAAGTTGATCCTAACGCAGTTAATAATTTTGCTAAAATGATGGCTAAAGTATCTAGTCCAGAATATCAAGATGCAATTAGTAAAACTAGAGAAGTAGCACTAGCTGCTAAGGAAGCTGCAAAATCTAGTATAGCTCTAGTAGGTCAATTACAACAAGTAGGCACAGCCGCCGCAGGAGGTGTAGCCAGCGCCGCAACTAATCAACAACCTCCTGCACCAGTAGCAGAGTCACTAAACAGAAGACAATTAAACGAATTATTTGGCATTACAGGCAACAAAGTAGATGCTAGCAATCTAGAAAAGGCTTGGAAGAAGGCAGGCAGTCCAATGGACAGCGAAGAAATTGCCAAGATACTTACTAATGCTGGAGTTGATCCATCTGTGATTGCTAAAGCATTTACAGATATGAATTTGCCAGCACCAGGCGGACAACCTGCAGCAGCACCATCGGGACAAGTAAATATAAAAGATCTACTTGCACAGATTATGAAACTTGACCCTGCATCGCAAAAACAAGTTTTAGCACATTTAAAAAAATAATAGGAACAGCCTAATATGAGAATTACAGACCTTATCGTTGAATCACAACACACTGCTTACCATCAAAAGTTAGCAGAAAAGTTACCATTAGGCATCCGAACAGTTAAACAACTGTGCGATGAATCTATGAAGATTGCTGTCAAAGACCTAGGTATTGACCAAGCTGGCAAAGTGTTTACAGAATCATTTATTTCTGAAATGTTAATTTCTTATAACAATAGATGTTTGCAAGAAGGTGTTGGATCATTTCTGGGCAAGGCAGCAGGTAATGTTGTTGGAGCAGCTAAGGCCGCCGGTCGTGGTTTAAAGAATGCATGGAACGATGCCAAAGCAGGTTACGCTCAAGGTAAAGCTAATTGGGATCCTAAAGCCCAAGCACCAGGAGCACAGCAAGCTGCTCCGGCAGCAAGTGGCGCACCTGCTCAACAACCTGCACCTGCGGCGCAACAACCTGCTCAACAACAAGCTGCTCCGGCTGCAAGTGGTTCTGCCCCAGCGCAACAACAACCAGCTGCTTCCGCTGCTGGAGATTTAAAAGGTATCATTCAAGCAATTGACAAGTTGGATCAACCAAGTAAACAACAGCTTGCAGGTGAATTAGAGAAAAGCATATCGTCTGGAGCTTCTCAGCAACCTGCAAAACAAGAACCAGCAGCCTCAAATACGCCTTCAGCTGGCGCACAGGCAACTACACCAGCAGAGATGCCAGCCGGTGGCAAAGGAACAGGACAAAACTTTGATCCGCAAACAGGTAAACCAATTAGCCAATACGGTCAGCAACAAGCAGGAGCTACTCCTACTGAACCCGCCGCACAACAAGGAGCACCTGCTGCCGAGACTCCGCCTGCTGGAACACAACCTACGGCTACGCAAACTGGTGGCAAAATGTCTCAAGCTCAACAAGATGCTATGAAAGCTAAATTAAAAGGCAAGAGAGCCGCAGGACAAACAACTGCTAGTCAAACTGGATCTGGATTTAGCGACTATGTAGCAGGAAGTCAAAATAAGTTGATTACAAACCCAGATGGTAGTACTTCGATGAAGAAACTACAACGAGAAAGTATTGACTTCTACAGCAACTTCTTAGGTCAGAAACTTTAAAAGAACGGTAAGTTTGTCTTTTTAGTAGTCTCAAAATTATCTGAGATTATCTTACTAATGATTTGTCTGTCTTCTAACGGCAGTTCGTAAGCATCAGCTAGCTGTAGAGATCCGCGCATATACCAACAACATCTAAACAATTCATCCTTAATGGCTTTTGTCTCATGCTCCATTTTTTTGGAGAGTTCGATGATGTCTTCAATTGCTAGAGACAAAAGCCTTATGCGAAAAAAACTGTAGGATCAAATACTAACGGTACTTCGATCTTCTCAGCTTCAATACCTTGCTCTCTCATTTCTGGAGTTACTTCAATGTTCATTGGACCTAGACTGTTGTGCTTTCTAAGCTCGTCAATGTGATTCCTAACTGCATCAAAGATGTCTTTATCAGCATTTTCCATAAATTCTTTAATATGCTTGGCATTGTCCGTTGCACCGTCGCTTGTTTCGATAGCATACACAGATTGATTTACAATACCAATAGTGATATCATTTAATTTCTGAAAGCTCTCGTTAAAAGTTTTTAACTTATCTTCTTCTGGCATTGTACTAGATGCAGTTTCTAGAAGTTTTTGTGTTTCAAAAGTTTTTAATGCGCTTTCGGTCATTACTTTATAGTTAATAGGCTTAACATGAATTGTTAACTCAGGACTGATAGGAACCGCAGTTTCCCAAATAATTTTAGATTGTAATTGATCTAGCAATATGTTTAAGTTTAACTGATACTCAAATTCTTTATCTTCACCTAGGTTAACAGGTAATGTCATTATTTCACCGTAGGTAGCAATACGAATAGCAATTAAAATAACATCTAAGTCTAAGTTAGGAACAAACCAAGCATTTTTAATGTTAGGCATACAGTGCTGAATAACTTCAACTACTGCTTGTCCATTCATTAAAGCATCGGGAACTTTTAACATTAGCTCGTCTTTGGCAGTCATAGAGTACACAGGGAACTCTCCGTTCTCTGGAATGTCAATGCTACCGGCTGGCCAAAACTCACCTCCACTAGGGATCTTGATATAGATCTTAGGTTGCCTCATAAAATTAGCTAGAGGATTGTGGGCTGCTTTTTGGGTAGGAATCATGTTTTGTTCTCCGATAAATAAACTTGGATATTGCGTTTTTATTTATATACGCACAGAATGACGGAAAATACTAATGGCTGAAGTAACAGGATCGATAGGCGGGCAACCAGTAGAACTAGACAACGCTGCTACGGAGGCAACCTTACGACAGTTATTGGCTGCTATGAACCGTCAGACTCAAGTCTTGGGTCAAGCAATGAAAGCACCGCCTGGTGGTGGTGGCGGAGGTGGCGGAGCAGGCCCGGGTGCGGCAGCAGCCGCAGCAGCCGCAGCAGCAAATAATAATCTAGGTAAGTCATCTAGTCTAGCATCAAAAGCTGGAGGAGCACTTTCAGCCGCTATGGGACCGCTGGCTAAAGTAGCAGGAGTATTGGGCGGAGTGCTAGGAGATTTAGTTGCTAGCGGTGTAAAGACTATTGGTAACTTAGCTGACTTTGCCGGACAGTTAATGGATGGAACTGGCGGCCTAAGCGGATTCTTTGGAGCACTAAAAGACCTACCGTTTGGACTAGGAGCAGTAGCAGGGCTATTTGAAAAGATAGCTAAAATGCAAGAAGCTGAACTTAAGACTTATCGAGACTTAACTAAAGCAGGTGTTAACTTTGGTGGTTCATTAAACGATATTAGATCAACAGCACTCGGCCTTGGCATGACAATGGACGAGTATGCTGGAGTAATTAAAAAGAATCAATCAGCTCTTGTCATGTTAGGCGGCAGTACCAATGACGGTGCCATGGCTTTTAACAAGATCGCTAAACAACTTAGAGATAGCCCAATGGGTGAACAACTAAGAGGCATGGGTATTACAGGTGAAGAAGCAGCCGCTGGTTTAGGCAGTTACATTAAAATGACTGGCGCTAGAAGCAAAGAAGAATTAAAGAACACAACGGCAATTGCTGAGTCGGCTGGCCGTTACATGAAAAGTTTAGATGCACTAAGTCAGTTAACTGGCGAAAGTAAAGAAGCACTTGAAGCTAAGATGGCTGAAGAAGCTCAAGAAGCTCAATTCCAGTCATATTTGTCTACTTTAGATGAAAAGAGTAGAGAAAAAGCAATGGAAGGATTGAAAGAATCTTTAGCTCGAGGCGGCAAAGGTGCCGCCCAAGCATTTAAAGATCAAGTTCAAGGCTTGCCGCCAATGACTGAAGCTGGTCAACAGTTTGTTGCTCAATCAAAAGCAGGTGCTGATGCAGTTAATACTCTAGCAAATAATGTTAAAGACAGCACTAAAACTGCTGAGGACCAAAAGAAAGCAGGCGATGCCTTAACAGTTGGACTAGCAAAAGAACACAAAGAGCGCGGAACATTAAACGCAGCACTTGCTCGTTCAGGCGGAGCAGCTGGAGATGTAGCAAACGCTCAAGCTAGAGCCGCATCACAAGCACATGCCGCAGGAACAGAGACGGTTGAGCAAGCAACGGCTGCTCGCAAGAAGATAGAAGAACAACAGAATAAACTTGCAGAGTCAGCAGCAGGCCGTGCCGCCGAAGCTGAAAAAGCATTTAAAGATATGGGCGCAATGATTTACGGTATGCTACAGCCTGCACTAGCTGCTATTATACCGCTAATGCAAGATATGGCTCAATCATTTATGGGATTTGTTAAAGATAACATGCCTGCAATTAAGAAAGCATTAACTGATGTTGCAGAGTTTGCTACTAAATTTGTTAAGAATATGTTTTCTGAAGACGGTCGTGCAAAGATTGTAAACGATTTAACTTACTATCTAAAATTAATGATGATTGAAGTTAAGAAAGCATTGCTACCTAAAATTATGTACAGCGATGCTGATGCAGAAGCTGATAAGAAAAAGTTAGACTTAGAGAAACAATCATACGATAAAAAAGCCGAAGCTGCTCAAATTGAAATGGAAAATAGCAAAAAGCTAGAAGCATTAAAAGTAGCCAAGGACGAAAAAGAACGAGCTAAAGTAGAAGGCGAAAAAGCTAAAGCAGAAGCAGATATTAAAAAGTTAGAAGACCTTAAGAAAGGTGGAACTAAACTTGATAGCGAACAACAAAAGCAATTAGACGAAGCACAAGCTACATTAAAAAAGAAACAAGAAATATTAGCACTTTCAAAAGATGAGAACGCTATGAAAGCGGCTGCTACGGCTCAAGGAAATGCTTCAACACTTAGATCTCAAGGTGCCGCAGCAGCAGATGCTGCCAAAGATTCGGGACAATCTAATAGACAAGACATGACAGATTGGAGTGCTGCCGGAGGATTATCTGGAGCAAAAGGTGGAATTTTTAACGGTCCTGAATCAGGCTATATGGTACAGATGCACGGCAACGAAGCAATTGTACCAATGGATAATTTAAAAGCCAGTAAAACCCCACTTCCTGACTTTAATAGTTTATTAGCAGGCGCCGGAGGTGCAATGGGAGATGCCGCAAACGCTCAAGCAAGCGCATCAAAAGGCATGGATATTTCCAGTATGTTTGGAGACATGGCAAAGAGCTTAGGACTTCCTATAGGCGGAGCACCTAGCGCACAAGCTGGATCCTCAGATAATTTGTTAAAAGAACTGCAAACATTAAATAAACAAACTACTGAGATGTTGCGATATATGAAACTAACCCACGGGGAATCGAGAGATTTGGTTTCCAATTTCAAATCTCTATCAGGTAACTTATACACATAATTATGTCTTGGAAAAAATACTTCATACCCGTTAATACATCTGGACAACTGAGTACTATCAGTGGTAACTCTCAGATGCCAACTGGGTCAAAATCAAACTATAGCAGTTACCTACCGGATGTTTATTCTGGACATCCTAACCGTTTAGAGAGATATGGCCAGTACGATACAATGGACAACGACAGTGAAGTTAATGCTGCCTTAGACATTCTTGCAGAATTTTGTACACAAGAAAACGATGAAAACGGAACACCGTTTCAAATATTTTTTAAAGAGCAAGCCACAAGTACTGAAATTAAAATCATTAAAAAGTATCTACAGCAGTGGACTAAGTTAAACAAGTTTACTCCTAGAATTTTTAAAATTGTTCGTAATGCTTTCAAATATGGTGACAGTTTCTTTATTAGAGATCCCGAAACACAATCTTGGTTCTACATTGATCCTAGTAAAGTAGATAAGATTATTGTTAACGAAAGCGATGGCAAAAAGCCCGAGCAGTATGTTATCCGTGACTTAAACATTAACTTCCAAACACTTGCTGTAACTGCAATTAACCCTACAAACTCCGGCGGAGGCAGTGGCGGTGGCAACTTTATGACCGCAGGAGCACAGCAAAAAGGTATGACTGGTTCTTATAGTCCAGGCAACCAAGGATCTAGATTTACAATTAATCAAAATCAGGCTGCAATTGATGCAGCCCATGTAATTCATTTGTCAATGAGCGAAGGGTTAGACAACAATTTTCCGTTTGGAAATAGCTTGTTAGAACCTATTTTCAAAGTTTACAAACAAAAAGAATTGCTAGAAGATGCAATTATTATATATCGTGTACAAAGAGCGCCTGAGCGTAGAGTGTTCTATATTGATGTAGGTAACATGCCCAGTCACTTAGCTATGAGTTTTGTTGAAAGAGTTAAAAACGAAGTTAACCAACGCAGAATTCCTAGCGTAAGTGGAGGCGGACAAACAGTTGTTGACAGTAGTTACAACCCGTTAAGTATTAATGAAGATTACTTTTTCCCACAAACTAGTGAAGGTCGAGGTAGTAAAGTTGAAATCCTTCCAGGTGGTACTAACTTAGGAGAAATCGATGATCTTAGATATTTTACTAATAAGTTGTTTCGTGCTTTACGCATACCTTCAAGTTATCTTCCTACAGGGCCTGACGATGGAGGATCTAGCTTTAATGATGGTCGAGTTGGAACAGCCTACATTCAAGAACTACGATTCAACAAGTACTGTGAGCGACTACAAAGTTTAATTAATGAACAATTTGATACAGAATTTAAACTGTACATGAAAGTTAAGGGTATAAATTTTGACCCAAATATATTTGATTTAAAGTTTAATCCGCCACAAAACTTTGCAAGTTACCGTCAAGCTGAAATGGACACTGCCCGTGTTAGTACATATACAACACTTGCAGAAGTACCTTATTTGAGTAAACGATTCTCAATGAAACGGTTCTTAGGCTTAACAGCAGAAGAAATGGCAGAAAACGAATTAATGTGGCGTCAAGAAAACGGCATGGCTAAAAACGGATTACCTGCAGGATCAGAATTAAGGGGTGCAGGCATTACTGCTGATGGTATGCAAACTGATGCTGATGCATTAGCTGGATCACAGCCTTCGCCGGAAGGTATGGAAGGCGGTCCTGAAGCTGCTGGCGCTGAAGCAATGCCTGGATCACAGGGTCCTGCTCCGGCAGCACCTGTATAAATATTACTATGCTACTAAACGAATTCATTTATTTTAATGCAGAAAGCTCAAACCTACAATCTAACGATAGGTATGATCCTTTTAACGATACTTCTGTTATCAAGTCCAAAGACTTGAGAAAGACTCGCTTAACTCTTAGAATGTTAAATGATTTAAGAAAGAGTGGCGATGCCCGTGAGAAAGAGCAAAAGGAAGACCTAGAGTTTTTACAACTGATGTATAAAACTCCTACAGAGGAAGCTCCTGCTGCTTAAACCTTGGTTTTTTTTGGTTGAATATCAAAAAACCTGGTTTTTTCACCTATTTGATATAAGTATATCATCTTGGCTGTAAATACATCGACAGCCTTGCCAATCTAACATAGGAGAACCCGCAATGTCTAACAAGTTTGAACAACTATTAGATTTTCTAGTCAACGAGGAAATGGATAAGGCGAATGAATTATTCCATGAAATCGTTGTAGAAAAGTCTAGAGAAATTTATGAAAATTTAATTGCTGAAGAAGCACAAGAAGAAGAAATGGATGAGTCCACCGATGAGGAAATGGACGAAGCCGCAGAAGAAGATGACGAAGAAGAGTTAGATGAAGAAACTACTCTTGAAATCGGTGGTGATGCATCCGATGCATTAGCTAGCGATGTGTCAGCTGACCCAATGGATGACCCAATGGGCGGTATGGATGACCCAATGGGTGGCGATGAAGAAGGTGAACTTGGCCTTGATGGCGAAGGTAGCCCAGAAGAGCGCATCGACGACCTAGAAGATGCATTAGAAGAATTGAAAGCTGAATTCGAAGCCCTAATGGCCGGCGAACAAGGCGACACTGATGGCGATGACTTCGGTGGCGACGATAGCGAAGACGACAGTGAAGACGACGGCGAAGAAGCCGACGATGAAGAAGGTGACGATGAAGAAGGTGGCATGCCTTTTGAAGGTCGCGAAATGACCCGTGAATATGTCGAAAAAATCGGCAAAGACTGGGACAAGAACGCTTATAAAACAGAAGACGGTGGTACAAACACTAAAAGCGTAGGACTACAAAACCCAAAAGGTCGTCCAACAACTACTGCTAGCGCACACAACATTCTAGGCCAAAAAGGCGGAGAAGCTGGTATCAAAGGCGGTGAAGGTTTAGTTGGCGGTAAGAAGGGCGAGTTTACTAAAGGTGTTGAAAAGAACATCTCCGGTAGCAGCAAGTCTAGCTTCGGCAAGGGCGATGCACTAAACAAAGTTGCAGGTGGCCACGGTGCTGAGAAGAAAGGTGCTCCAGAAGGTCAAGGATGGGGTTCTGGCAAGGGCGACAAAGCAGGCCAAACTGGTGACCTAAATACACGATCTGTAACAGATCGTAGACAATAATAGGAACTCAGGATGAAGTACTTAAGAGAACATTTAAGTTTCGATCAAGCTCGTGTAGTCCTTGAGTCTGAAGGCGAGAACGGCAAGAATCTTTACCTAAAAGGTATTGCCATTCAAGGTGGTATTCGTAACGCAAACCAACGAGTTTATCCCGTTAACGAGATCACTACCGCTGTTAAGACCTTAAACGATCAGATCAAGAACGGTTATAGTGTTCTCGGTGAAGTAGATCACCCAGATGACCTAAAAGTGAATTTAGACCGTGTTAGCCACATGATCACAGATATGTGGATGGACGGTCCTAACGGATATGGTAAGATGAAAGTCTTACCTACTCCAATGGGCAATTTAATTCGTACTATGCTCGAAGCAGGTGTAAAACTTGGAGTTAGTTCTAGAGGTAGCGGAAATGTTAACGAAGGAACTGGTGAAGTAGCCGACTTTGAGATTATCACTGTTGATATAGTTGCCCAGCCAAGTGCGCCAGGAGCTTATCCTACACCAATTTATGAAAGCCTTATGAATATGAGAGGCGGTTATAATTCGTTTAGGGTGGCGCAAGAGGTTAAAGAAGATCCCAAGGCACAAAAGTATCTCCGCGAGGCGATGCTTAACATTATTAATGGCTTAAAAGCCTAAGGAGATAAGCGATGATGGACGCATTCAAGAGCTTAGTAGAAGGTGGTATGATTTCGGAAGATGTAAAGTCTGCGATTGAAGAAGCTTTCCAATCTAAGATTCAAGAAAATCGCGACCAAGTCACAGCTGAACTTCGTGAAGAGTTTGCACAAAAATACAGCCATGATAAAGCTGTAATGGTGGAAGCTCTTGACAAGATGGTTGGAGACAGATTGGCCGCTGAAATGGCTGAGCTTGTTCAAGATAAGAAAGGTTTGGCGGAAGCTAAACTAGCTTATAAGAATAAGTTAACACATGATTCTAAAATGATGGAATCTTTTGTTTTAAAACAGCTAGGTAAAGAGTTAGTAGAATTCCAGAACGATCGCAAGAAAGTATCTGAGAATTTTAGTAAGTTAGAGCAATTCATTGTAACAGCTCTAGCAAGAGAAATCAACGAGTTTAGTCAAGACAAGCGTGACATAGCCGAAGCAAAAGTTCGTCTAGTCCGTGAAGCAAGATCTAAATTTGATGAAGTAAAAACACAATTCATCAAACGCAGCGCAGCGTTAGTTCAAGAAGCAGTAACAAAACAATTGAAATCTGAAATGACTCAACTCAAAGAAGATATCGATTCTGCTCGTAAGAACTCGTTCGGTCGTAAGATGTTTGAAGCATTTGCCCAAGAATATTCTACAAGCTATCTAAATGAAAAGTCTGAAACAAGTAAATTGTTAAAGATTCTTCAGAAGAAAGATGCAGAGTTAGCAGAAGCAAAGTCTGCCGTGACAGCTAAAGCACAACTAGTCGAATCTAAGGACCGCGAAATTCGTGTAGCCAAAGATATGATGGTGCGTAAGCAAGTTATGTCAGAAATGTTAGCACCCCTAAGTGCTGAAAAGAAAGCGATCATGAAAGAATTGCTAGAGTCCGTACAGACTGCAAGACTGAATGAAGCGTTTGACAAATATCTTCCAGCAGTAATGGAAGGTGAAGTTAAGAAATCTAAAGCAGTAGCCAAAGAAACTTTAACAGAAGGTCATGTCGTAACAGGTGATCGCGAAGTTAAACAGCCTCAGGTAGGCTTAGATAACATCTTAGATATCCGCAAATTAGCGGGTCTAAAATAATTATTTTCAAGGAGACAAATTAAATGTCACAACTATTAAATGAAAGATGGTCAGAGACCAAAGAAGCTCTGCTTGAAGGCCTACAAGGTACTCGTAAAGCTAGCATGAATGTATGCTTAGAAAACACACGCAAGTATCTAGCTGAAGCCGCTACAAGTGGTGCAACAAGTTCTGGTAATATCGCTACTCTAAACCGCGTTATTCTTCCAGTTATCCGTCGTGTTATGCCGACGGTTATTGCCAACGAAATCATCGGCGTTCAGCCAATGACTGGTCCAGTTGGTCAAATCCATACATTGCGTGTTCGCTATGCTGACACAAGCGCAGGTGATGGTATTGTAGCAGGTGAAGAGGCATTAAGCCCATTCAAGATTGCTGCTGCTTATTCTGGTAACAACAATGACACTACTCCTCGTGCTAGCGCAACTAGCCAGTTAGAAGGTCAACCAGGTAAGCGTATGAGCATTCAAATCTTGAAAGCCAGCGTAGAAGCTAAGTCTCGTAAACTAAGTGCTCGTTGGACTTTTGAAGCTGCTCAAGATGCACAAGCCCAACAAGGTATTGACATCGAAGCAGAAATCATGGCTGCTCTAGCTCAAGAAATTACAGTTGAAATCGACCAAGAAGTTCTAGCTAGCCTTCGTGCCCTAGCTTCCGTTGAAGAAACTTATGACCAGTCTCTAGTATCTGGTACTGCTACATTCGTTGGTGACGAACACGCTGCTCTAGCTGTTCAGATCAACCGTGTATCTAACTTGATCGCTCAGCGTACTCGTCGTGGTGCTGCTAACTGGGCAGTTGTATCTAACCAGGCTCTAACGATCCTTCAGTCTGCTACAACTTCTGCGTTTGCTCGTACTACAGAAGGTACATTCGAAGCTCCTACAAACACTAAGTTTGTTGGTACATTGAACAACAGCATGAGAATTTATGTTGACGCTTATCTAAGCGACACAAACGACAACAACCAGATCTTGATTGGTTACAAAGGTGCTAGCGAAGCTGACGCTGCTGCATTCTATTGCCCATACATTCCGTTGATGTCTTCTGGTGTTGTTCTAGATCCTAACACCTTTGAACCAGTTGTTGGTTTCCTAACTCGTTATGGCTATGTTGAACTTTCCAACACTGCTAGCAGCTTAGGTAATGCAGCTGACTACTTAGGTAAGGTTGCTATTGCAAGCTCTACAGTAAGTTTCCGTTAATCAGAACTTTACTTAAAAGTATACAAGAAACCCGCTTCGGCGGGTTTTTTGTTAAATATAATATCTAGATTATTATGCGGCACCCACCGCGTAGGGCCTAGAACGCTCATACAAAAGGAGAAACAAATGGGACGCCCAATTAACAAGAAATATTTCGGAAATACAAACTTAGGATCTGCTAGCACAAGAGCAGATAACTTTATCGGTGGTGAAGGCATTGCCTCTATTGTTGTAACTAACACAGCAACTAACGCAGGATACTCTACAAGTACAGCAGTTACTTGGGTAGCAAGTGCTCCTACTCTACCAGGCGGCGTGGCCGCAACTGGTACAGCAGTTGTTTGGTTTAACGGCGGTCAAGGTAGACTACAAAGTTTATCAGTTACTGAAAAAGGTAGCGGTTATACTTCAACATCAAGCATTACAATCACTTATACTCCAGCTCGTTCTGGCGGAGTTGCGGCAACCACTCAGGCTACGCTAGCAGCTACTCAGCAAAATGCTATTTCTATTACATCGTATCTAACAACAGGAAGCTCTGCTGTATCTGGAGGCGATATTATCAAACAAGAAGCAAGTCGTCGTTATCTAGTTCGTAACAGCCAAGGTATTGGCCAAGTACGAATTGGAGCAGGTACCGGTGCTAGTCATGCTCTAGTTCCAGGTCAAGCACACATTTTTGCTACTGATGGCGGCGGCGCAACTTATTATGTTACTAAATTAACAGCACATAAAGTAACGCTACTTAATAGGACAAATACAAGCACAGCACTTATTACTAACTTAACTGCTGGTTGGACTTTAGGCGCAGCGACTGGTACTAATCAAGTATCTTTAACTAACGCTTAATTGTTATAACTCTAAAAAAGGCTCTTCGGAGCCTTTTTTTACGGTAAATACATCATGACAACACAATGGTATACTTCTAAAAACATAACACAAAATCCTGAATTTGAAGATTTTGATAACCATATACAATGGCAACGAGGCACAACAAAGGTGCTAGATCAATACGGCATTCCGACAGATTTTCCTAACTTTGATCTAAATTCTGGATCTCCGTTTATACAAAGCGTTAAGCCTTTACTGTATATTTCTAATGACGGTCATGCTCCGTTGAGGATGAAAACATGGTATCTACACTTAACTGATTTTAGAATTTCTAATGTACCTGAAGTAATTTCTGGTATTGAACTTAAAACTAACATCAGACGAAAAGGACGAATTATGGATGACACTATCAGTCTTCGATATAACGATGACTTTTTAGGTTCAAACAAAATCAACTACAATACAGATGATTTAGGACATGTACCTATCTATAATACTACTAGTTACGGAAACATGTCAGATTTGTGGGATGCAGTACTAACTCCTGAAATCGTAACAGATTCTAGCTTCGGAGTCACTCTTCGATTCCAAAGTCATCTATTTTATCCGCACAAAGAAACAGTATTGGTAGAATCTGTAGAACTAAGAGTCTACTAAAACTGCTAAATACGAATAAAGGAAAGTTTCATGACCACTGATGTTCTTAAGTTATCCGGCGACTACAGAATAACAACAGCCAATAAAGGTACTATTACCTTAGATACAGGTGTTACTACCGGTACGGTTGTTATTACTGGTAACTTAGATGTCAAAGGTACACAAACTTTTATTGAATCAATTGATTCACAAATTAAAGACAATATTTTAATTCTTAACCAAGGCGAGACTAACGGATATGTATCTCTAGGTACTTCTGGAATTCAAATTGATCGTGGCAACAACGCAAGCTCTACTAGTTCTGCATACATGGTATGGGATGATACTGTTAATTGGTCAGCAGGTGGACCGAGTGTTCGAGGGTTATGGGACTTTAAAAAAGGTCCTAACCTTACTGCTATCCGTGTTAGTGCAATACAATTTGACGGCAACGGTCCAAATTTAGATGGTAGATTAAACTTTCTAGGACAAGGTGTTGCAGGTATGTTATCTGTAGCAGGCCAAACTAACTACGCAAGTAGAGTTGTCGATCCTGATGACATCCCTAACAAAGAATATGTTGATAACAGACCGTTTACCGGCTTAGCAACTTTTGCAACAACAGCTACAACTGTATTAGGTAGAGATAACGATACTAGAATTGTTATTAACGATGACAGTACAACTTTTCAAGAAAGTAACATTACTGCCTATGTCAATACAGCAGCAGTGTTTGTACTACGACCAAACAGCGCAGTTATTGGCGGATTAAGATTTACTAACGCACAAATTGAATCAATTACAACTAACACAGATTTAATTCTAAAAACAAATGGAACTGGATTAGTTGTTGCACAAAACGGTGTTGCATTTCAATCTCCAGTGTTTCCTACATGGTCTCCGCCTTTACCTGAAGTTGGAAAGACTAAAGTATATAGCACTTCAACTACTGGTGCAGGTTCTACAGGGTTATTGTATAACCACACTGACGGTGTAAACACCGTATATGGTGAATTAGTTTCCGCAAGGAAAGCGTTAATTTTTGGAATGATATTTTAAGGAACAAACATGGCAATTGCATGTACACAATTAAGCGCAACAGCTCCGTCGACAGTTTTTATTGCTTCCGGAGAAAACGCAGTAACCTCTATAATTTTTTGCAATGTTGATAGTGCAACAGATGCGTATATTGATGTATGGATGGTTCCAACTGGCCAAGCAGCGGGCGATAACAATAAAATTTTAAATCAAATTTTTATTCCTGCTAAAGAAACATTTAGTATTGACACTGAACGCTTTATTTTAAGTAACGGCGATAGTGTTGCAGCTCAAGCAACTCAAAACAGCGTTATTACAACAACTGTAAGTTACATGCAATTATCTTAAAATGAAATTCTATAAACGCCTACCACTTGATAACCACAACCCGATGAGCAATCGTTTTGCTGTAAAAGATAACGGCGAAATTATTACAACAAGCGCAGTGAGCTTACAACTTCCTAATGGTCTTACTGACGATCGTCCTGGCGATGCTAATCTGCCTAATACTTCTCCTGAAGAAGGTATGATTCGTTATAATCAAGATCTTCAAGATATGGAAGCATATATTCGCGGAGCCTGGGAAAGAGTTAGAACAGTTCGTCCATCGACCATTGTGGTACAAAATTTAGGCAATGGAAATTATGCTAATGATTTATTTGGACCATTAAATCCAGATTATGAAGCATCTTATATTGCAGGCCCTCAAAATGCTATGGTATATGTAGACAATGTATATCAAATTCCAGAAACTAACTACGGCATTCAATTTAATCCTAGTACTATTACTAGAAGCGTAGTTGCTGAATCTGCTATAAATTCATCTACTATTCAAGTTAATGGCATTTATAATATTCTTGAAGGTTGCACAGTTAGTGCATCAACTGGAACTGCAATTGCTTCCGGGACTACAGTGGTTAGAACATTTTCAGTGTTTACAACAATACCATTTACTGCAACAACATTCCATGTTGATATTAGTCTCCCAACCGCTGCTACACTAGATACTAGTACAAATGTTCTTTTCTCTTACAATACTGGGTCTTACTTAAAGTTTACAGGAGCAGTACCTGCTAAACCAGTAGTGGCATTATTAGGCTACGACGGATATTTTCCTCCAAGCTGAAGCCTATAAAGCACAAATATTACTTTTCCAATAAATACACTTGATGCTAGGTTTCTAGCAGAGTCATACTGTGGTAAACCCGCAATGTAAGGTGGTTATCCGTGTAACACGGTGTATTGAGGAGCTAAGATGGCCGTAGGTCGTATTACCGGTCCGTTACTTGCTGCTAACCTGAATCGCGACGGGATTCCATTAGCAATTGACGGAGATTTAATTTTCTGGGATGTCGGTGCCAAAAAGATTGGTATTCGAAATAGTGTTCCTAAATACGAACTAGATGTTAACGGCACAATTAATGCCTTTAAGATTATTGCCAATACTGGCACAATCGGTCTAGTAAACATCAGCTCTAGTACAACTGGTACTAGTTTAATCGAAACACTTTATGGCCCGCTAGTATTTCAACCAGGCGGCGAAGAAACAATTACACTTATCGGCGATACACTTATCGACGGTAATCTTCATGTTACAGGAAACATCACAGCAGACGGCGATATCGTCTTAGGTGATAACACAACTACTGACACTGTTATATTCGGATCTGATATTAAATCAGATTTTATTCCTTTTAACGGAACCGGAACAGTTGTTACAACTGGTACACTTACTTACTTTGTAACCAATACCAGCGTAGTATCAGAGTTCAGTCTAGGCTCAACAGAAAGCGGCTGGCTATCTGGCTACATACAAGACATTTATACAAAGAGAATTGACACAATTGCCACAGGCACTGATATTCAATTCTTTCCAGACATCCCATTACTTGAAAGAACAATCAATAAGACTGTTACTATTAACGGAGACATTCGTGTCTATGGCGGTAGCCCGATTGGAACATTTCCTGTTGTTAATAATGTATTGTATGTTAACGAAAATGGCAACGATGATAATGACGGCCGTGCAATGGATTCAAGTAGAGCATGTCGTACTATCACAGGTGCTACTAACAGTCCTTTCTATAAAGAAGGAACTATTATTAAAGTTGCAGCCGGAAAATATTTTGAAGACAATCCTATCCAACTAAAACCCTATACAACTGTAATGGGAGATAGTTTGAGAACTACATTTATAGAACCACTTAATAACGGAGTTGATCTATTCCATGTAAACTCTGGTGTATATATTGCTCAAATGACAATGTTAAATCTTCGCCGAGGGGAAGTTACTCGTTACGCACCCGGCGGAGCAGGAACATATACAACTGGCGCTTATTGTGTTGCATTTCCTCCTAGACTAGATAATCCTATTGATATTTTTCATAGTCCTTACATACAAAACTGTACCAATCAAACTGGTCCATGGCTGTACGATGGCACAATGTTTGTGCCTAATCAAACTGTGCAAGTTCCTCAAGTAGTTGCAACTTCGACTTATGTATCAGGGACGACTACATTACTTGTTAATGTACTAGAAATTCCTACTACTCAGATGCTTGAAATTGGCATGGCTGTAAATGGTGCTGGAATTTTAATTAATCCAGATATCCCAGTAGCAGTAGTTGAAGACATTCTTAATCCTGATTCCGACTTTCAATCGGCTAAATCTTTAATTGTATCAAATAAATCTTTCTTACAATCAGAAGCAGTAGCGTATGTTGATTTAAATTTTTCTACTCTAACATATGATAGAGTTAAATTTAGACGAGATGCAGGAGTAATTATTGATGCAATTGCACACGATACTATATTAGGCGGCAACACTAAAATTGTCAGCGCCGGACGACAGTATTCAGACAATGCAACTACCGCTACCGTAGCAGCGTTTACTCATTTAGCATCAGTTATAAATCAAGTTGTTGATAACCTTCCTGTATCAGTTACTTTTGGAAATGTAGAATCTCAAACTTTTGATTTAGCATTAACTGGAGGTGCAGTAGTTGCTCCTAGAGTTACTGAGTTAGTGCAATTATTAAACGACATAATTCTTAATAATGTAAGTTATGAAAACGCTGCCGCATTACTAAATGCTAATAGAGGATTTTTGCAGAATGAAGTAGTTAGTTTTGTTAACCAAACTTATGTAGGTCAGCCGCTAACTGGGTTTACCTACGATAAATCAATATTTTTTGCAAATGTAGGGCTGGCAATAGATGCTCTAGCGACAGATTTACTGTATGGCGGTAACGAACAATCTGTTATTGCAGGAAACCAATATTGGGACGGAGTAACTTCTTTAATTCCAACAGAACAAGAAGAAACTATTGCGGCATTTAACTATCTAGCCAATGTAGCAAGAAATGTAATCTTAGGAAAATCTTTATTAGAGCCATATCAAAGTACAGTTACTCAATATATTAATACATTAACAATTGGTAACAATGCTTCTGCAGAAATAATAGAAAAGAATGTCCTAGCATTAACTGATATTATTAACTTAGGTACAGATACATCAGTTATTGTTCAATCTAACAGCGGTGTACCAACTACTGTTCCAGGAACATTAAACAGTTATCAAAGTCTAGTTGACAATAAAGAATTTATACAACATGAAGTCGTTGCATTTGTTGATACTACTTTTACTAAATTAGATTTTATTTACAATGCAGCTAAATGTTATAGAGATACTGGTATTATTGTAGATAGTTTAGCAATAGACTTAATATATGAAAGCAACTCTAATTCTGCCTTCTCAGGATTGCAGTATTGGAATCAGGCAGCAACAAATATTCCCGGAGAAGAGCCAACTACAATAGGTGCGTTTACCTATCTTCGAGATATAGTTGAACAGATTATCCAAGGCAATGCTATTAGTCCTCTCCAAGTTCCTGTTCAACAAAATACAGTAACAACTGGAACAGCTTCTGCATCGGTTGTAGAAAGTGTTGTGGCTAATTGTGATTTAATCATTAATATTATAAGCACTGGAACAGCCGGAGTTAGCGATCTAATTTTAGGAAATGGCGATGCCAGCACTGACGGTCAAATTATAAATGCATACAATTCCCTAGTTGCAAATAAATCTTTTATTCAAGCTGAAACAATTGCTTGGGTAGAAGCTAATAAACCAATTGGATTTTCTTATGACGCTGAAAAATGTTTAAGAGATGCAGGATTTATTGTTGATTGTATCGCAGTTGATTTACTTCGTGGAGGCAATAGACAAAGTATTCAGGCCGGAGTATCTTACTTTGGATATAACTCAACAAGCACTGTTCTTGTAAATGAAATTCCACAAACTACTGCTGCCTACAAATACTTAAAATTTGTGGTAGATAAAGTTGTACAAGGTACAAAAATTACAAATCCGTATCAATCAACTAGCACACAAAATATTAATTTGCCTCCTGCAACAAAAGCAGAAGCAGATAGTATTGTTAATAATTTAAGTTTAATAACAGACATTATTAGGAACGGTCCTAGTGTTGCGCCTGAACTAACTTCTGTAGGATTAACATATTCTACTAGTACTAATCTTGTTAGAGCATTTGATTTATTAAAAGCAAATAGAAATTTTATTCAAGCAGAAACAATTGCGTATGTTGACAAGACATTTATTGACCCGTATGTATTCACTTACAACGAAGATTTATGCTACCGAGATGTTGGATTAATTGTCGATGCTATTTCAAATGATATTATTAATCGATCAAATGTTAACACATTAATCGCAGGTAAAAGTTATTGGAATGGAGCAGTAAGTGTAATTCCAGGACAGTTAAAAGAGACTGCTAATGCTATTAGATATGCAAAAAATGTTGCATTAGATATCATTGCTAATAATCCTGTAACCTACAGTTATCAAACTGGAACAGTTGTTACACAATTAATTAATCCATTATTACAAGGCGGAGCTCTTGCTACTCCTTTAGTCGAATCTAACTTTAATGCCATTTCTACTATCATTGAAAACGGCCCAGAGTATACTCCGTTTAGCACAGATTCTACGCTAACACAATTTATTGTTACTCTAAGCACATCAACTATTGCTAGTGCAAATAACGATATTGTTTATTTTGGTCAGACAACAGTATATCCAGTTGAAGATAAAAATATTCCAGGCGAGTGGGAAGAAAATGGTTTTGCAGATCGTCGAATAGACCCGCATGGCGCAGGTGGCGGTGCTCTAGTTGACGGCAATGCACCTTCATTAAATTCTCCTATTCAGTCATTTGTATTTGATGCGTTCACACAATTGAATCAAGGCGGAACTGGAATTCACATTATTAACAGAGGGTATGCACAGCTAGTTTCTGTGTTTACGATTTTCTGCGATATTGCAGTTCGTTGTGAGTCCGGAGGCATTTGTTCAATTACTAACTCTAATGCTAACTTTGGAGATTTATGTCTAGTAGCAGAAGGGTACGGTCCTCGAGAGTTCGGAGGAACTGTATATAATCCATCGGGCTTTTTCTACAATAAGTTAACAAACTCTTGGGAATACAGTGAAAATTATCCAGAAGGCTTCTTCCCTAATAAATCAGAAGTATGTATATTTGTTCCTGACCCTAATGACAGACCACACATTGCATTAGTGATGGAAGTAGTTCCACCTGATATATACAATGACTATGATGGAAATGTTGTTCCATATAAAAATGAACAAGGGTATCCTGGATTCTTAGCAGCAGTTAATACTACTGGTACAATAACAACCGGTAGTTATACTATCAGTGGTATCGATACTACCGGATTTGCAATAGGACAAAATTTATACATTAGAGACCAATTTGGTAACGAAGCGGATAATAATGGCCTAGGAACACGATATTTAAATTCAAATACTATTATCACTGATATCAGTTACCAAACTATTCAACTAAGCAATCCAATTACTGCAACTGGATCTGAACCAGGCAACGAAAATTATTTTAATTTGTATGCTTGTGGAAACGCTTACTATACAGTTCTAACAAGTGAGATAGCATCGAGTCCTTACGCATCCGGTGCTAGTAAAATTAGAGGCCAGGAAAACGAAACTATTGATGCTATTAATTTTATGAACTCAGTAGTTAATTCTGTTATTTCTAATACCACAATAGATTCTCCATACAGTACAGCTACAGCACAAGTTGTTAACTTGTCTTATTCAGCAGGAAGTGGTGCTACTGAATTTATTGACGACAAATTAAGTATCTTAACAGGTGTAATTTTATCAGGTCCTCAAAGTGCGCCAACAGTACTAACCACTGGAACAATTCCAATAGGTGCAAAAGATGCAATTACACTGTTAGAACTAAACAGAATATTCATAATGAATGAAACAGTTGGATATGTTGATGCAATATATAATTCATTTACTTACGACCAAGCAAAGTGCGAACGAGATACTGGATTAATTGTTGATAGTATTGCATTAGATTTATTGCATGACGGCTTTACTCAAAGTCAATATGCAGGTATTCAATATTGGAATCAATCTGGCCTAACTGGCGGCATTGAGGGTCAGTTAACTACAACTTCTAATGCAATTGCTTACGCAAGAGACTTAGCAGTATCAGTAGTCACTGGATATGGATCTACCAACAACACAGTGTCTACATTGTTTAATACCATATTAGATATTTTAGGAGGAGTTCTAGTAGATACTTCTGATGCTATTGTTCCTAACGGACCTGTGAGCAGTGTTCCAACAATTGTTAATGCATACAACGCATTGCTTGCAGCCAAATCAAGTATTCAAAGTCAAACTATTTCATGGATTAATGCAAACAATCCAGATTTTACTTATGATCAAAATACTTGCGAACGAGACTTAGGATACATTGTTGATTGTGTTGCATTTGATTTAATACATAGCGGTAATAGACAAAGTATACAAGCTGGTAGCTACTATTACAGTTTTGGTTCTGATGTGAGTGCAATACCTAATGAGATTCCTCAGACTACCGCAGCTTATAATTTTATCAAATCTATTATTGGCGACATTATTACAGGAACACCTACAAGCCCTAGCTATCAAAATCAGATAACACAGACTGTAAGTTCTAACCCTGGTACTATTGATGAAGTAAATGCAGCCGCAGAAAGAATTGATTTAATTACTAGTATTATTAATAACGGCCCGGGCATAACGCCAGTTACACCAATTAGTTTAACAGCATCAACTTCTACAAATGTAGTTAATGCTTATAACTTAATTAATGCAAATAGAGATTATATTAAAGCAGAAGTCATTGCCTATATCGATAGTGAGTATGGCGGATTTACATACGACAGATTAAAATGCCGTAGAGATGTTGGGTTAATTATTGATGCATTACAAGCAGACTTAGCTACTGGAGGAAACTTTAGAAGCGTAGAAGCTGCAAAAACATATTATACTAAAGATGGAACATATCACCTTGTTACCATGGAGGAGTATGTAGCTAATCCGTTGTTATTTGTCGACGGATGTAAAGTTAATTTCTATCAAAGAAGTTATATGAGTGCTTCTGGATACTTGTTTGAGTATGTAGGAGCAGGAACACAATACGGAGCCTTGCCTCAGGTTGGTCGAGTAGACCCAAATCAGAGCAAGGAAACAGTTCAGTTAAATAATGGTAAGGTGTTCTTTACTTCCACTGATCAAAACGGAGACTTCCGTATTGGTCCTGGATTGGTAATTAGTCAGGCAACTGGTGTATTATCAGGAAGAACATTCCAAAAGAGTTTATTTGCTGAGATGACACCTTTCATCCTTGCTGTTGAAGCGGATGCTGGGGGATAAGGAGATATAAATGGCATTAATTCCATTAAACACATTTAAAACGAAAACAAAGACATTAGACACTAATACCACCTCTACGGTTTATGTGGCTCCTATCGGCGTTACAAGCATTGTTCTTATGGCACAAGTATCTAATGTGGACGCAAATGCTGCCCACACTATTACTTTTAGTCACCACAGACGCTTTAGAGTCTTGCCTGACGCCCAAGGTAACAACGCTCAAGATCCTAACATCACAACAGAATTAGTTAAAGGATTTGAAATCCCACCTAACGATTCTGCAAGTTTAATTACTGGTAAGATGATTTTAGAAAGCCAAGATAGTATTAGAGCATTTGCAGATTCTACAGGAACATTAAAATTAGTTTTAAGTATTCTAGAAACTGCTAACACATAATAAGTAGAGATTGATATGCCAAGATTACTGAGTAATAGAAAAAAAGTAACTCCGCCAGCCGAGCTTAAAGAAAGTAGGTGGGATTATTTAGGACTGAATCAGGCTCAGCCTAATCTAGGTGTGCCACCGTCTGCTGACACCGGCTATACATTAAAACAAGTTGGCGATAACAAAGTAGTATTTGACAACACATTAGGCAAACTAGAGTTTGAAAATCAAACAATTAAAGCAACTGGTAACACTACACCAATTACTGTCGATGGCGATAATAAAGCAGACATTAATCTACGACCATCTGCCTTAACTAAAACTTTTAGTAATTTTGAAGTTTCTAATGATACTCTACTAAACGGAAAAATTAGAGTACTAGGAGAAGATCCAAAAGGTACATTTCCATTTGTTACTAATACCCTCTATGTTACAATGGACGGTGATGATACAAATGATGGTAGAGCAATGGATTCTACTAGGGCTTGCCGAACAATTAGTGGAGCAATTCGTAGTCCTTATTACCAAGAAGGTACAAGTATTATTGTTGCAGCCGGACACTACTTTGAAGACAATCCAATCCCGTTAAAACCTTATACCTCAGTTAAAGGCAGTGACTTAAGAACAACATTTGTTGAGCCGTTAAACAAAGATTTAGACCTATTCCATGTTAATTCCGGCGTATATATCGCGCAAATGAACATGTTAAACCTAAGAAGAGGTAGTGTTGAGAGATACGCTCCTGGCGGAGCAGGTACATACACTACTGGCGCTTATGCAGTAGCATTTCCTCCTAGCTTAGAAAATCCAATTGACTTATACTATTCACCGTACATTCAAAACTGTACCAATCAATCAGGACCTTGGTTATTTGACGGAACAATGTTTATTCCTAACCAAACGGTACAGGTGCCTGAAGCCGCTGGAACAAGTACATGGACAGCTAATCAATATACATTAACTGTTCATCTTTCTACAGGAACTATTGTTGTTGGTCAAGCAATTAATGATTCTGCAAATGAAGGATATCGTAATGCACAATTATTGTTACAGGCTAACAAAAGATTTTTACAAAATGAAATTGTTGCTTATGTAAACACTACCTATAACGGATTCTTCTACAACGAAAACAAATGTATTAGAGATACTGGGTTAATTGTTGACGCTATTTCACAAGATTTATTATTCAATACTTCAAGCCAAAGTACTTTTGCAGGCCTACAATACTGGAATCAAAACGGATATGTTGGCACAGTACCTGGAGAAATTAGCACAACTACTAGGGCTATTGAATATGTCAGCACACTGGCGCAACAAGTTGTTACAAAGACAACAGGCACTAGATATCAAAATACATTTAGCCAAGTTCTTTCTGGGACTTCAGCAACTTCGTTAGAAGCTGAGACTATTGCTGATGATTTTGGAGTTATATTAGATATCCTTAATAGAGGAACTGAAGGCGTATCAGATATTATTATACCTAACGGAATTTCTGCAAGTACAGAAACTGACATACTTGCAGCAGTTGATTTGTTACAAGGAAATAGATCGTTTATTCAGAACGAAACAATTGCTTTTATTGAGTCTATAAAAACAGGATTTAGTTTTGATAAACCTAAGTGTTATAGAGATAGCGGATTAATTGTTGATGCTATTGCCCTTGATTTGTTATACCCAACACCCGGCAACAGTCAAGCTACTTTTTCTGGATTACAGTATTGGAGTCAAGGTAGTTACACTGGTACTATTGCTAACGAATTAACAACTACCACTAATGCAATTAATTATGTTAGTACTCTTGCACAAAAACTAGCAAGAAATATTACTACAGGTCCTCGTTATCAAAGTACTGTTACACAAAATACAAGTTTACCTTCTGCAAGTTCTGCAGAAGTAACATTAATTGCTAATGATTTTTCTGTAATTACAGATATTTTAAGTAACGGAACTGACGGTGTGTCAGACATTATTGTTCCAAACAATATTCTTCCAAGTACTCTAACTAATGTTATTAGTGCCTACAATATTCTTCAGGCTAATAAAGAATATATTCAAGCAGAAGCTGTTGCATTTGTAGAATCTACAAAGACTCCTGGATTTGTTTACGATCAAGAATTATGCTATAGAGATGTAGGCTATATGGTTGACAGTATCAGCTTTGACCTGTTACATGGCGGCAATAGACAAGCTGTACAAAGCGGTGTATACTACTATTCATTTAGTACCAACACTGCAATACCAAACGAAATTAATGAAACTATTGATGCCTTTGATTTCTTAGGAAACTTGGCACAAAAAGTTATTCAGAATGTTCCAGCAATAACATATCAAAATACTGTTACTCAGGTATTTGCTGCATATACTGCAACTTATACAGAGTCTGCTAAAATTTATGATATTGTTAGTACAATTACTAACATCATTAGGAACGGTGCTGATATAGTTCCTTACAAATCTCCAATTAGTGTAACATCTAGTACAAATATAAACGATACAGATGCGGCAAGATTGCTAATAGCTAATAGAGACTTTATTCAAACAGAAGTAGTGGCATATATTGATCAAAAGTATCCTGATAGATTTGAGTACGACCAATCTAAGTACATTCAAGATATTGGAAATATGATCGATAGCGTAAGTATTGATTTATTATATGGCGGCAATAGACAGGCTGTACAGACTGGTGTATACTATTATAGCTACACTACTTCTACTGCTGTACCAAACGAAATACCTCAAGTAACTGCTGCATACACTTATATTAGCGACATTGTACAATCAGTTATTAGCGGTCAAGCAATTAGTCCTCAACAAAGTGTTGTACCGCAAGTAGTTGATATGATTGGTGGAACAATTACAGAAGCTGGTATTGCTATAGACAAAATTTCTATTATTACTGATATTATTAATAACGGTCCTACTGTAGCAGATGACCCTGCTCCGTTAGGAATAACTCCGTCTTCAGATCCAAATGTCGTTAACGCTGCAAAAATTTTACAAGCTAATAAAAAATTTATTCAAGCAGAAGTTATTGCTTACATTGATAACAATTATTTTGTTTATAATCAACCGCTATGTTATAGAGATACTGGATTAATTATTGATGCTATTGCCGGAGATGCTCGATTTGGAGGCAATCAACGAAGTATTGAAGCAGGATTATCTTATTGGGATGGAGCTACTACTTTAATTCCTGGAGAACAAACAGAAACAGTTAGTGCAATCAATTATTTAAAAGATTTATCTTTACAAATTATTGCTAACACAACTATTACTAATGTCATTAACTCAGTAGAGACACAAGTAATTAATCCTAGTCTAGTACACGGAGAAATAGTTGCTACTCGCATTAACGATGGAATTGACATCATTACAAGTATTATCACACAAGGTCCAGATGCAACTCCTGATCCTGTCAAAGATATATACGCATTAATTGTGCCAAGCGGATTAAGTCCAGATGCGTTAAACACAGCAAGTGTGGTAACACATGTTCAAAAAATAACAACAGGAACATATGAAGTTGTTTTAAATAGACCTACAATTTCTTCAAGTGACGGCGCAACATTGTACTTCGGAAAGACACAAGTCTATCCTACACTGGCTGCTGACATTCCAGAAGAATGGGCTATGAGAAGACTAGACGGCCACGGATCTGGTGGCGGTGCGTTAGTCGACGGTAATGCTCCTTCATTAAAGAGCCCAATTCAGTCATTTGTATTTGATGCGTTCACACAATTGAATCAAGG